TCATCAGCTTGGTCTGGTATTCTGTGATTATGGCTAGGCATCTCATCTGTTGATAACTTGTGCCTATACTCTCCACCCGTAGATTCGGTTGTAAAGGACATACTTGTACTACCATCGTTTCCAGTACCTTCTCCGACCAAAGTTCGACCTTGTCCAAACTGCTCCCATGTACCACCTAAGAAGTTGCCTGGATTGTTGTTGTCATATGTAATATATACCGCACCAACTGGAAATATCTTGTTCAAGAAAATAGGAGCTACAATATCACCTAATACTGTTAGCGTATCTTTTTGATTAGCATCTTGACCAAAGAACGTTAATGATCTTCCATCTTTACCAAAGTTAATTAACGAGTAAGTAGGTGCTACAGTAAAGATTTGCCATGAGTAGTCATTCATGAACTTATCCTTAACACCGAATGCCACTTCATAAGAATTTGTTGCGGATGTAAATAAATTACCTGCTTTGTAGTCTTGCTCAAGAGTATAGTTGTTATCCCATGAATTTATTTTCGTCCATGAACTAGCTCCACTAGCTCGATATTGGATATAGAATGACGTCACATTCTTACCAGTTAAACTAGTAAATCCTACTTTGAAGTGCAATAACGCATACGTTCCACTTGCTTCATCAACTGTATAACTTGAGTTAGCACGTCTTGCAGTCACATTCGTTAAGCTAGGTGAACTATATGCAGATACAGTTACTTTGCCACTAATTTGTGAACTTCTACCACGTGAATCATAGATCGTTGTTGTATAGGTAATGCTACCACTGCCTCGTACAATACCAGTTGTAAATGAACTACCATTGTATGTTTGTCCTTCAAATTTGGTTGATACAGATGTAACAGTTGAACCTTGCGCACCACTGTAAGTTATTGCAAACTTCAGTCTAGACTGTGACTGAACTATTTGACCAATGCCTGCACATACTGAGTTTGCATCTGTTACTTTGATACTGTCAATCGAAGGAACAACACTGCTTCTGACTTTGATAGTCGCATTTACCGACTTAGAACCGACCGATGTTGAACCACTGAATGTCTCTAATGTAAAAGTAACAATTCCACTTGTCGAGTTAGGCAAATCCTTTTCCCATGCGGTAGGAATCGTATAAGAAAAAGTGGGTGTTAATGTCCCACTTATCGTTGTTAATTCACTTGTTTTACCATTCCATGTTGCATAGATTTTATGCGTAAAGTTCTTTGAAGCACTCGAACCATTAATATTAATAGTGTTACCACATTCAATACTAGGGCTATCAATAGATATGCTTGATGCTCTTGGAATAGTTGTCAATTTAACTGTACCACTGCAAGAACCAGTTCGAGGTGCGTAATAACTTGTATTGCCACAACTAAATGATGCACTAGCACTGATTGATTTAGAACCATCTGCATTGTGCGATACTGTTGTATATCCATCTGCGATTCCAACAGTTTTGCCACTACCACACGAAACTGTATGGTTAGCATCGTGTACTGTTGAACCATTCACTACCACTTTATAGTGTTCGCTCAATCCTTGGTGATTGTGATATTGAGTATTTGAACGGATACCAACCCACCAATATACACGAGAAGTGTTATTTTCTATTGAGTAAGAATCTTCCGAGCATCTTAATATGATGGAATATTTTCCCCATTCACCACTTGTGATTTGTATACTTCCACTAAATTCTGCCATTCAATCACCCTACTTTCTTGAAATCTAAAGAGCCATTAGCTCTTGGAACGAATCCAAATGCACCAACTTTTAAAGACTGCGTAAATTGTCCATCTGTAATGTACATTGTTTGATCGTTTATATATGTTACCTTTGCACCATTCTTTTGAATCGACCATTCTTGGTTTGTAATCTTAGTTTTAAATGCACTGTCTGATTTACCTAAAGTCAATGCATCGTTATCAAAAGACATATAACTATTTACGTTATCTGCAGTTTGTTTTAAACCATCCAATCTACCATTCACACTGCTGATTTGACCATTCATTTCATTTTTAGCATCGGTCACGCTTCGATTAATTGACCACGTAAAATCGCTCTTAGTTTGGCTAAACTGAGTAGATACTTCTTCTTTATAATGATTCAAAGCCGAATTTGATACGTAAGTTTCACTAACCTTTGAAGTAATTTCATTTGCCTTAGTCTCAATTGCGGACTGTCGCTCAGTACGTTCTGTATTTATTGCTTCATCTACATCTTCAGGAGCTGGAGTCCAATCGGTTGGCTTATTTCCTTCTTCAAGCTTTAGATAGGCAATATTAAAAGTCCTATCTTTACTTCCAAACCATACAAATGGTCTGATATATTTATGCTTAGGTATAAATGTTGTATATATTAAAGTCCATTCACCCTTTTTTGCGTTTTGACTATAAGATATAGAAGTTACATCAGAACTAAAAGTTTTACCATCGGCAGTATCGCTGCTTTGAAAATGCAAAGGATAGAATACATTCCCTTCAGTAAAATCAGATTCAACTACTTTAACCAACGCAGAATATGTATATGTTTTTTTCATATCAACTTCTAAAAAATTACCATTATTCCCTACAATACCGTTCCCGGCAACTGTTTTTATCGTGTTGTATCCATTATATTTAACTGCAGTATCTAATTCTAATCCACCGCCATTATCACGCCACCAAGTTGGTTTGCTTTGCCAATGACCGGATTGTAATAGTAAATTTCTTCCACCAATTTTTAGATCATCAATCTTTTTGCCTGTATCAGTAATTTGAGTTGCTTGTAATTTGATAGAATCACTATTCTGCTTAATAGTTGTTTCTGCAGTAGTAACTCGATTAGTCAATGCGTTCAAATCCTTTTGAGCTTGTTCTGCTTTCTGCTTTGCATTATCCGCCACTCCTTGAGCTGCCTTTGCATTATTGATTGCCGTAGTTGCGTTACCTTGAGCCTTAGTTGCATCAGACTGAGCTTTCTGTACTGCAGATTCTGCGTTTGTTAAACGTGTTTGAGCTTTTGTGATTTCGCTCTCAGTCGCATCAACTCTACCAGTCACTGCTTCTAGATTAGCTTTTGCATCTGCCAACTCTTTATTAGCGCTATCTAAATTTGATTGTGCACTGTCTGCCTTTTTTTTAGCTTGGTCTGCTAAAGTTTGAGCACTCTGAGCATTACCTAAAGCTTTATCCGCTTGAGTTTGAGCATCCGTTGCTTTTTTAGTCGCATCAGTAATATCTTTCTTAGCTTGAGTTGTATCAGACTGCAGCTTTTCAATCGAGCTTGCTTGAGTCGTGATTGAATCGGCATTTTGTTTAATCTTGGTATTTAAACTACCTTCAATGCTTGTTAAATCACTCTTAGAAGCATAAGTTTCTGATACAGTAGTCGACAATTCACCAACTTTCTTTTCAATTTCTGTTGTAACATCTGCATGAATAGATTTTGATTCAGTAGTTAAATCAACTTTTGTAGCGTATGTTTCTTTTACTGTATCGATTTCACTTGCGTTTGCGTTGGCTTTATCCACTGCATCTTGAATCTGTTGCTTTGAATCATTGATATCTCCTTTAATCGCATCAATCTGTTCTTGTGCTTTACCAGTGCTAGTATTCGCATCTTGTGCTAGTTGCTTAGCCTCGCTTGATTGAGTGTTAGCGGTATTTGCCAATTCATTTGCTTTACTTGCATCTATCTGAGCTTGTGTTGCTTTTTCAACTGCTTCTTTTGATTGCACATTTGCTTGAGACACTTGAGTGTGAATCTCACCGATTTTCGCATCAATTTCATTCCAAGTGTTGTCAAAAATAGCTTTCGTGTACTTGATTTCACTTGGATTGGCATACGTACATTTCCAACGTTTCCATAAGAACTTATCTGATTGATAAACCACATTTCCAACAAACCACTCACCACCGATTAATTCAGTTTGAGATGTAGAATAATAGAACTGTTCCTCGGCGCTCACAAATGACTGACCATCTTCCCCTTTAATTGCCGACCATCTGTATTTGGTTGGGTCATAAGAACCATATTGCTTTGAGTCAGAATACTGACCAATAAATTTACGATTTGAATCCGTCAAACTAAAATCAACTTGCCCATCTGAACTGTTGGCATAGGCAATATGCACATATGCACTCGTTCCATTCTGACCATCTTGCAATCGCATTACAGTGACTTCTGCACTTGCTTTAAGTATTTCACCACTCAAAGCTTTAAATCGATATACGGCCTTTTCTGATACGTCTGATGCACTAATTGTGATAGTTTGATTTGTTGATATTTGCACATCGTCTTTGTACCAAATAATTGAATACTTAGATGTAATATCAACACCATCATCCTTTACCAATGCAGTTAATTTGGTTGAATCTGAATCTGTCTTAAAAAGAACTCCATTTGAAGATACGATTGAACCTTCATAAACTTTTTTCAATTCAATCATCTTGTTCATTTCGCTGATCAGAGCTGAACTAATCTGTGATTGCTTTTCTTCAAAGTTGTCAAAAATAGTCTTGCACTTCTCGGAATCCGTGAAACAAATCTCTTGTTCCGTTATTCGTGCTTCTAAATACAATGTAGGACTATATTCTGCATCTTCGATAGTAAACGTATCACCGATATCTGCATCAATATATGCATCTACATCATACGTAACTTTAGGAACACAATTCTTTTTCAACTGAGCCAATGCTTGACCGTATAATGTCTCAACGTTTTCAGTTTCATAAGACCACACTAGCACTGCATACATATCGTTTGAATGATTTGTTAATAACGTACTAGGAAATCTATCTCTAGATTGAGGTGCAAGTATATTGTTACCTTGAACTTTATACAAAATATTTCCATTTGAATCTTTTACAACACGGCCACTAATCGAGTTAAGTTGTAACCCATTATTACCCGTAGGTCTGATACCTGTATACAACTCTGTAATATCACTTGTTTTAGTGATTCCGTAAACATCATTAGGATATCTTAAGATCGTGCTACGCTTATCACTTCCCATTCCTTGAACGGAATCTGAATGAGCTCTGTAAATATTCAACACAAAGTTCTTCAAAGAATAATCGTCATTCAATTGAGTTACGAACTCTAATTCTGCATCAAATACATTTGCGATTGAATACAATCGAGCTAGTACAGTATCACTTCCAGTCCACTCATGTGTGATACGTTTGTCTGATACTTCATTCTTGCCAATTACGAACGATTGTTCAAATCCATACGCATTAACATATTCTGCAAATGACATCGCTCTAGGCGCTTTATATGCATCTACATATTCATTCGTTAATTCAAGGCAAAGGCCGTAGGCGGTAACATTTGTTGTGTCACCACCTTTTTCAACATTCATAATCGTTAAATAATAGCCTTTGTTCTTTCTAGTAAAGCTTAATTTATTGCCCTCAACTAAAAAGGCTGCATCATCATGTGCAGTCAATGTAGTGAATTCAAATGTATATGCTGAGCCTTTCAAGTATGTATGCAATGTTTCATCAAAATAATGCATACAACTAGTTACTGTGTTGTCTAGAAACGTTAGAACTTTGTCATAAGGAGTTAATACTGCGATTCTTGTATTTTCCATTATAACCATGCCTCCCTTATTCTAGCTTTCACTATCGGCTTCGATTTTGACCAACTTGAGCACGTAGTCTTTATCTCTGTAGTTCCTACTGGTGCTTTAAAATACTTAGTTCCTAGCACCTCATCTTGAGGTCTAGCCATACCATTCACATAAACATGAGATGACTTGCCATCAATCGTGATTTTTGTACCATTAGGATATCTGTTGGGGATGTTTCTCCATTTTGATACATTATTTTTGAAATAATTGATTACATCAAATCCCATCATAGACATCAATTGATTTCCACCTCGATTACCCCATTGTTTGAAAGCAACTTGAATCTTGGCACACTTCATATTTGAAATCTCTGGAATGTAATAATTGTAATATCCTCCGTAATAGAAGAAGCGGATATTTCCGCCTTCTTTCAAGATATCGCAATGTCCCCAATTCCAATACCATGGATTTTGAGATTGTAAATGAGAAGTAGTATAGTTCCAATTTCTCAACATCTTGCCATTCGCCCATATTTCATAGTGACCTGTATTTCCGACTGTATCTGTTTTATAAAAGTTACATCCACAAATCAATTTGTTATCTGCAGTCAAGAAGTTGATGCACATTTCACCAGTCTGACCCATAAGTCCTGCATAAAACAACAAATGAAAATAACAATAGAAGTTCTGTGCACCACTTGAATCTCCATTTGAATCTGCAGGTATTACTAGCGTTCTTAATCCACCACTAGCATCCCCCTTTTTTGTTCCGACTGTTCCAAAGCCTAGAAAGTTTTGACCAAACCAACTTTTTTTAGCACAAGTTCCATTAGCGCCGTACTGTGGATGCATTATATCTGTTCCACTTTTATCATCTGCGCAATTATAAAAACTATCGATTGTAGCTAAACATTCACTGTTCTGATATGTTTCGCCATCTAATTCTTCAATTTTGCCATACTGCATGACACCTTCAGTTGATACGATACCAATATATCCGGTTTCAGATGTTGTCTGAACCTCATAATCAATACTTACAGGTACAGTTCCTTCATTGACAATGTTTAACACTCCATCAGTATCAGTAAATTCTTTTTCTGTGGTTGAATATTTGCATGGGTCTGAGCAATAGATTTCGATTTCACCGATCACGTTATTACTTCCGCCATCAACTTGTGTGTTAGATGTCTTAGTTCCAATGAAATACTTGTCGCTTTCATCATTAAAAATGACTTTTACTTGTTCGCCACTCAACAATTTATTCATCTTGTTATACGCGTCTCGAAATTCTCTGCTTCCTCTAGCTCTCAACTGATATTTAACAGTAATCGTTCTTGCAGGAGTTGTTTTATATCTGTAATAAGAACCATCCATTCCATCAATTTCAGTATGTTTTACTTCTGATTCCATCAACTCACGTCCTGTTACAGAAAGTGTACGATATCCATCTATTTCATTTTCTAAATATACGCCATTATATGACATGGCTTCTGTCGGTAGATTAGTACCGACGATGCCACTATTTACTGTATTTACGAATGCATACATTATCTGTTACCTCGCAATCTCTCGTTAAGCTTTGAGTTTCTGTTAATCTCATTCTGATTTGCTCTATATGTTGCACGTGCAAATTCACGATCATTAATGTAAAGTGGTGTTTCAACCGTTAATTGAGCGTTGCTAGTGTAATCGTATTCTGCATTCATATCACTCACAACACCTCCAAAAGCCATTTTAGGAGTGCTCATTAGTGGAAGGTATAATAACTTCTCTGCAGCTCTTTTTACGTCAGAATACATGGATTCAAGACCTAGAACATAGCCTTTTCCAGTCCACATACCATCTTTCTTAGTAACTTTAGACGGAGAACCGATTTTCGCTTTAGCTTGAATTGCGGCATCCGCAGCAGCTGCTAAACTAGCGGCCGCTGCTCTAACAGCACCTTCACTAGCTCTTAAACCATTTGCCAATCCTTGACCAATCATCTGACCACAATATTGTGCTTTTGACTGACACGCATTGAATGCACTGATTATGTTATTGCATGAAGATCGTGCTATTGACACACTTCTTGATAAACTACCTTTTAGTCCTGATGTAAACTTAGTACCCATTGCAGTTCCTGAACTCGAAGCCCTAGCTTCTGCTGCAGACATTGCACTGATAATGTTATTGCATGAGTTTGTCACTGTAGCCGATGTACTGGCAAATGTAGTACCTACCATACTTATAGCAGTTACAAGAGCCATCATCTGAGTACCAGCGCTTCCTATGCCTACAGAAGCTGCAGATATAGCTCCTATACCTGTTGCAACTGCAGCTAAGCTAGCTCCCATATCAAACAAATTTAAACCAGTAATAATCTGAATACCTTTAGCTAATTCTTTAAATCCTTTACCAGCATTCAAAGCAGATTGTCCAATAGATTTAATCACTCCTGATACTGAGTTTAAGATTCCACTTACTGTTTCACCAAATGATGTAATTACACCACTGATACCTTCAAACACTTCTTTGATAACAGGTCCAAACGCAGAAACAACATCTGCAACACCCTGAAGAACCATTTGCAAGCCTTCACCTTGTGATCCAACCAATGCCATTGCAGCACCAGTCGCAAGAATAGCTGCTGCCAACGCAAGCCATGTAGTAGGTGGCACCATTGCAATTGCAGTTCCTAATCCTGTAAATGCAGTTGCTAAACCTTGTCCAATACCTTGTGCTACCGTACTGATTGCAGTACCAAACGATTCAATAACTGTACCGACTCCTTCTAAAGCCGATTTAATGCCTTGTCCGATACCTTGAAATGCAGTGCTGATGGCTTCTCCTAGACCTGTGATGATTCCCTTTACACCTTCACATACTGAAGAAATAACATTTGAAATCCCTTCAAATGCAGAATTAATAATCTGTGCAGCTTTAGATGTTTTCTGAGCAGTTCGCATTGTTGCATCACCAATACCGTCACTTGGAGTACCATTTTGTGGTAATTGTCCAGGTATTTCTTGAGTTGGTTTTTCTCCTAATCCTCTGATTTTGTCAATAATTGATTTTAACTTTGAATATCCACCTTTAGCCGTGCCAACGACACCACTAATCATAGTAGATACTTTGCTACCGACTTTGATTGCAACAAATGCTCCTGCCAATAATTTGACTGCACTTGCAAATCTCTTAACATCTTCCGTTTTAAGATTTGCTATGAAATCTGCAATTTTGCCAGTTACATCTTCTACTTTTGCAATGATATTTCCAATATCTTCTCCTAACTGCTCAAAGACTTTACTGTCTTGCAACTTATCCATTACATTTCCAATAGCATCTTTGACTTTGTCGAACAATGTAATTGCGTTTTGTACTGCATCTGTCTTCATAAATCCATCATAGAATTGTTGGACCATAGCTTTAGCATTGTTTGCTCTATCTGCAAGCCAATCCATAGCTTTTGATACATTTTCCATAACTCCTGGCTTGAAATCCCATGTTAATCCATCATCTTTGGTTTCCATGATTGAATTTCTAAACTCATAGATTTTAGATTTAATCTTTTCTAGATTATCAACTAATCCACCCATGGCTTTTGACTTCAACATGTTATTCATTGCAGACAAGAACCCTTGTTCTAAGTTTTGTACTGCACTCTTGATGTTAGTCATAGATGTTTTGATTCCTTTGGAAGCTTCTAATGCAGTTTCTGCGAATCCACCAGTTTCTGTATCACATTCAATCATTGCATCATTGAATTGGTCGAATGTAATCGTTCCATTCTTTAAGGCCTCATATAATTCGTTTGCATCTCCACTTGCAATACCTAGTTTCTTAGATACTTTAGTCAATGCAGGTGCCATTGTTTCTTGTAAGGTTCTCCATGATTGCATATCTACTGACCCTTTAGCGAGCATCTGTGAATACTGTTGTAAGCCACGTGATGCATCTTCGGAACTAGATCCACTTGCTAAAAACGCATGATTTAATGCAATTGTAGTATCAGTTGCCTTATCAATATTACTTGTAACGGCAGCCAACGACTTAGATGTTGTTACAACATCTGCCAAGTTTGTTGGTAAGCCTTGTACTGACTGATTTAACTTTGCAACACTCTTTTGAGATTGTTCAATTGAAAATCCCAAAGACTTCATAACTTTTGGATAGGATTGCATGGTATCAAATCTATTAATAGCACCATCAAAGGATGAGCTAAGAACGTTCATCGTTGCACCAATAGCTTTAGTTATACCAACACCTGCAACGATAGATTTAACTCTATCACCAAACGACTGACACGCTCCTATAGCTTTGTTCATGGTTGAGGTCATATTCTTATCGGTTGCCGTTAGTATGGCTTCAACACTAAAACTTTCTGCCATTGTTATCCCTCCTTTTTATTTATGAACTCTGCCAACTTATCAAACTTGCTTTGTTTCTTTATCCCCATGACACGATCCAACTCTTTCTGATAGTCAAAGAACTTGCTAAATTTCGTGTATACCATTTTCTGTTTCTTGCCCACTTGCTTTTTAGCTTGTGCAGTCATATTTAGGTACGCTTGCAAATGCAGATAATACTGATCATCTACCATTTGTAGCTCTTTGGACTTCATTAAAAGACGATATTCATAAGGGGTAAGATTATTTACCTGATCCAAACTTTTGAAGTCTAGATATCTAAAACAAGTCAAAGCGACACGTTCATACATTTCATCAAATGTTTCGTCTATTTCTTCTCTTTTTTCTCTTCTTCCTGCATGCTCGTCATCAGTGATTTCACTTCTTTCTTGCACGCATTCGCTTGAGATAAAAAATTGATTACGTCATCAAAAACTTTGTCAATATCTTCAACATCTTCTAAATATCTTTCAATGTCTGCTTTCTTTAAACGTGGTGTTTGTCCAATATTCATACAGAAGATACAATCAACTAATGCATCAATATCTCCATCCATGATGCTTGCGACCATAAACTTCAAACCTACTTCTTTTTTGTTTTTAGTGTTTGGTACATCTACAGTCACTCTTTTATTGACTTCATGTAAAAATCCAAACCCTGCTACTAGTTGATATGTTTCACCATTTACTTCAATTTCCATGTTTTTACTCATTTAAAGTCCTCACTTTCTAAATACAAATATAAAAGGGGCAATCTCTGCCCCTCATGCGTTTATTACGCTTCCTTAGTTACATCCTTATAAACGTAAGATGCTACTTCCTGTTGCTCTTTTGTGACTGTTGCATATCCATCTGCACCATTTCCATTTGCTCCGAATGTTAAATCAACTTCAACAACTCCTTCTGCTTCTGATGAAATTGAGCATTCAGTCAAATATCCTTGGTAGTATTTAGATTTAAACTTGCCGACATTTGTTTCAGTTCCTTCTTCTGCTAGGTTTACTTCCCAACATTCGACTAACTTATCTGCCAACATAGCTTTCTCTAATTTGTCGATAATCGCATCACCTTTAGCCAAAACAGATGTTGATGTGATTTCAATTTCTGCCACTGATGGTGTACGAATGGTTCCATCTTTTGTAGCAGTTGTATCTGCATCTTTTGTTACATTTCGTTCGTTTTCTGTTGGGAATGCAATTGCACTAGCATCTTCTTTTTTTGCATCCTCTGCAACTCTGAAAAGATAGATCAACTGTTTACCTGCAACTGATTCTTTCATTGCTTCTGCGAACATTTGTAAATCAAATTTCATTATTTTATTCCTCCTGTAATTCTAAAATCCAACTCTAGAACACCATGCATCAATGGTGCTCCTGTACTTGAATCCGACAATATCCGTTGGTTGATATTTTGGATCATAAAAGCAAAGTTGTTTGTGTGGTTAATTTGTCTAGCCACTTTCTTAATGGTTTGCATAATTTCAGACAATTCTCCACGCTTCCTAGGATTGTTGTGCCAAACATCCACAACTTGCGTAATATTGCCTAAAATCATTGTTTTATTTCCGTAATCGTCTACCAATTGACTTGAACCAATGTATACATATGGATATGGTGTCCCTTCACTTGGAAGAAACGTGTCATATACATTAACACCTTTACTTTTTAACGCTTTTTCTAATTGCACTTTTAGTGCAATGAATAACTCTTGTTGTGAATCCATATCATCACCTACTTAACTAGCTTTTTCATATCTGACTTGAATATTGGTACTTGTTGTTTAAACGCAGGCCTAACAAAAGGTTGTGCGTCCATAAAACGTGTTCCAAATTCAACATAAGGTGCATAATGTGTTGATGGTCCTTCTGCATATGTGAATCCGCTATCACGTGTTTCACCTCTGATACTTCTTTTGGTTGCTCCTGTTGAATACCCTTTTGTAAATACTGCATTTTTAGGTTCTTCTAACATAGAAATGGGTAAAAAATGGTATGAAAATATCATTTTTTCTTTTATTTATGCAATTATTTCAATGAAAGTGATCTATTAGGAAGTGGTATTACTATTTTTGAGCATATTAAAAGTATCAGGTCTACCATGTTCCTGAAATTTTTGAATCCATATGATCGATGTACCAGTAAGCTTATTTTGTTATTATTTGCTTCCACTCGTGCATTACTGATTCCTGTTTCTATGAAATTCAGTATGTATTCTTCATGTCGTTTGATTTTTCTGCTTAGTTCCACGAATGAGTCTATTTTTGATTTGCTTGCCCATGACATCCAATTCTTTAATTCTGAAGCAGCTTCTTCACGATTCTGTAGTTTCAAGATGTTTCTCAATGATTCTTTTAATTCATATCCTCGGTACAATCTTGGATCATTGGCTTTGATTTGTGCCAGTTTTACTTCTTGGTTTTCTGTTAGATTTTCCGGGGCTTTTCCTAACGAATATCTGCTGTTCTTTATCTCTTTTGCTTTTGATTGTGCTGCAGCTAATCTCTGTGATTCTTCATCATCTTTGGATGGTCTTCCACGCTCTCGTTTGATTTCTTTTTTTAATTTCTTGAGCTCGTTGTTCGCATCTCTCCAGGATTCTTTTCGTATTTCATCCAGAGCTTCATTTGCCCATTCCACTATATGAAAAGGATCCGTGCACCGCTTTGCCTGCGGACAATATTGTTGTACACATTCAGTAATCCATCTTGCACCATCACCTGATACAACTTCAATACTTTCTCTTTCTTCTTCTGTCAACTGTTCAAAAAATCCATCCAATACTGATTTACCATGATTCGGAGCAACCCATACAACTGTATTTGTGTCATGATTTACAACGGTAGTAATGTATTTATGCCCTTTAGAATAACTTGTTTCATCAATACCAATTCTTTTTAAACCATTCAATCTATTTGAGATATCAGGTTCCAGATAATTACGTGTTCTTGTGATACACCTGCCAACAGTGGCCCACGATATTCTCATGTATTGAGAAACAGCTGACTTGCATAGTGCTTTAGCCATCCATGTAACTGTTAGATCAAAATCCTTTGTGAATCTGCTTTTATGAAAAGCCCATGGAACTGCAGCGGTAACAACGCCATGGACAGGACATGTAACTCTAGGTGTATTACTTTGAAGCTCAACAATTACACCGCCACAGTCAAGAGCTCTCCAAGTACATAAATTATTTTTTGAATCATAACAAGGGAGTTTCTTATCATTGTTACATAAAGGGCATCTGCACTGTTTGCTTTTGTATGGTTCAACATGAATCACAAGTTTATCCGAACCATCAGCAGTTTTGTCCAAATTAAGAGAATTTATACGAATTTCATTGACACCAACGAATTTCTTTAATACTTTATTTATTGTCATCTATCTATGTATCCTTTTGTTTGAGCAGATAATAGAATACACAACGATAGATGACTTTTCTATATCAAAAAAGTAGATGTTTGATTGAAGCATTCTCTCTTCACTTAAAGCATCTACTTTTATTTTTACCCACAACTATGTATGAAGGATCAAAAAGAGAGGCTAATAATCCACGATTTCAAGGACTATCTAGTGAAGGGAGATATGTAATCTTCCTAGTAGCTCTTTGAAAACAACATAACAACTATCAGATACAACACTTATATATTCGAGCTATTTCACTACTGCGCGATGATGTTTTTAACGAGCGATGATACTTTAGATTGATAAACAATTTTGCTAATTGTGCCATGACAATATATAAGATAATGATACTTCTAGCGACAGGCTCAAGCGTAATATGGGTTGGTGCGATGCCAATGAAAGATAATTAGCAACTATCTTGTCTAATAGGATTCCTTTGTTTTCGGGTAATCAGGTGATAAATAGAAAACACGATAAATATTTTATTTTTAAACATCAACCGGGACTTGCTCCCGGTTTTACATAAGGAGTGAATCGAAATGAAAGTCAAAAGAGGAGAAGTTTATTTAGCAGATTTAAGTGATGCATCTGGATCAGAACAAGGTAAAGTACGACCTGTTGTAATTATTCAAAATAATCGGGGTAATAAATATAGTCCAACAACTATTGTGGCTTGTTTATCTTCCAAAATTTATACAAAACATCATTTACCAACGCACCATCTTTTACCAGAAGGTATTGGATTGAAATATAAATCCATGGTCATGTGTGAACAGATTCGTGTCATTGATAAAAGTCGTTTGCAAAAGAAAATTGCTACTGTGAGTAGACTGGATATGTTGGCAATTGATCGTAAAATCAAAATCAGTTTGGATCTACGTTTACATAGCCAAAGAAAGTAGCATTGGTTATGTTCCCTTTCCTTTTGGAAGCAGTCCTTTCCCAGCTGCTTCCTTTTAATTTGTAGGTGAGAATTTCTGTTTTAAAAACTTTATAGTAAGGAGGAACAAAGCGATGAAACAACCTGTTATATGCGAAAAGAAGACGTATACCGTTGCTGAAATCATGGAAATACTTGGTATTGGAAGAACAGCAGCATATGACTTAACAAGAAAAGGCTTGTTTAAAGTGATTCGTATTGGTAAATTACTTCGTATTAACAAGGAATCCTTTGATCAATGGTTTGACAGTCAACAATAAAGGAGGAATGAGGGATGGCTGTAATTTTAAAATTGGGAAAGAAATATCAAATTACTTACGAAGTAGTCACACCTACAAAGGAAATAAAGTCAATCAAAGAAATATTCGATAATTATGAAGATGCAGCTAAACGAAAAGAATTATTGGATGGTGAAGTTTGTATGTTTTCACCAGAAAGTTTGTTTGTGGATGTCATGGAAGACTGGCTTGCTGATCCATATTTCAGAGATCATTTAAAAAAATATCACGAAGCTCAAAAAAACTATGATGCGTATCTTCGTAATATGATTCAAACGAAAAAAGTGAAAGAAGTCGACTCCAATTTAGCAAATTCTATTATTAACCAACTATGTGCTACAAAAAGCATAGGAAGAAATAGTGCATTATCTGTTAAAACAATCCGTGCTTGCAAGTTACTACTTATCAGTACTTGCGATCATGCAATTAAGATGGGAATCATGGATGAAAATCCATTCAATGAAATACACATTTCTGATCCACATGATTTTAAAAAGAGGCCAAAGAAATATGCAGATTGGACATATGAAACGATGATTCAAATTTTTGATGCATGCAAAGAAGAAAAGCTTTACGTTATTATGCAGATCGTATTTGCAACCGGAATGAATGTAACAGATGTTCTTGGTCTAGTTTGGAGCGATTTTTATCATGAAAAAGATAAATACTATATTCGAACAAATAAAGTAATGGAGCGCATGTATGAAAAAGAATTGCAATTTCTTCCTAAAGATTATGTTATCCAAAAATATGTTCATGATAAGAAAATAAAATTAAAAACACAAGTTGTTCATCATTATGTAGATAAAGAAAATATCTACTCTATTCCATGTGCCTTATATGAATTATTACAAAATTGGAAAAAGAGATCGAAAGAAATCTACCATTTTGATATAAATCCTAATTCATTAATGTTTACTACTTATGGAATTAATCCATATGATGATCGTCTCGTACTTAAACATCTAGATCAAACTACATTAAATCTAAAACTACCTAGACACACTTTAGCAGGATTAAAATTTTTTTCTAGTAAAACTTCTCCAGATGGACGACATTATCGTGACATTTATTATTATGAACATAATGATATTTCTTTCAACCAAATTGGATTAACTGCAAAAGAAAAAGCTGTAAAGATAAACAAAGAATTTACGAAATCCATGAAAAAAGAATTGCCTGATAAGGATAAAAAAGATGCTGTGGATTTAGTAAAACAACTTAGTGAAGATAAAAATATTCGTAAGAAATTATTGATGAAACTATTAGAAATTGAAAGTGGTGAATAAAATGGCATCCATACAAAAACGAAAGGATAAATACAATGTAGTTTATTATTATACGGATAAATATGGAAAGCAAAAACAAAAATGGGAATCCTTTAGAACATTACGGGAAGCCAGAAAACGTAAGGCAGAAGTTGAATTACAACAAGCCAATCGAACCTTTATTGCACCAAGTACTACGACTTTAAATGAATTCTGGCCAACATACGTGGATCTATATGGATGCAATAAATGGTCAATATCTACTATGGAAAAGAATACGGCCTTATTTACAACATATATTTCTCCATATTTAGGGCATTGCAAACTAGATGAAATTCGTCCGATAACCATTGAGCAATATTATGCAAATCTAAAAGAAAGCGAAAATACAAAGAAAACAGGAAAAGTATCCACTCGTGTTGTCACAGAAGTTCATAGAGTTTTACGATGTACATTTAATGTTGCGGTAAAATGGGAATACATTTCCAATAATCCATTTTTAAAAGTGGATACGCCCAAGCATGATTATGAAAAGCGAGAAATATGGACAGCCAATCAAATTGCCAAAGCACTTGAAGTTTGCGAAGATCCAAAACTATCGATTGCCATCCAACTCGCATTTGCCTGTTCTTTAAGAATTGGTGAAGTGCTCGGTCTGACTTGGGATAATGTGCATATCAGTGAAGATGATTTTGCGTGTGGTGATACACACATTTATATAAAACAACAATTAGAACGCGCCCGTATGGATGCCATTGAAAAATTGAACAACAAAGATGTACTATTCATCTTTCCTCAATTTGAAAAAAGGAAAAATACGACAAGACTGATATTAAAAACTCCTAAAACAGATAGTAGTGTTCGAAAAATATGGCTCCCAAACACATTAGCTTCTTTTTTGAAGCAATGGAAAGAGGATCAAAGTAAGTATAAGGAAGCCTATGGAGATAACTATCATGATTATAATCTTGTAATATGTCAACCAAATGGCATTCCATGTGATGGAAGCATTATTCGTAAAGGCCTTTCAAAATTAGAGAAAGAAGCTGGCCTTCCCCACGTTGTCTTTCATTCTTTACGCCATACTAGCACAACCTATAAATTGAAATTGAATAATGGCGATATAAAAGCAACCCAAGGAGATACTGGACATTCTCAAGCAGATATGGTTATGGATCTATATAGTCACATCTTAGATGAAGACCGCAGAGTGAATGCACAAAAATTTGAGGACAGTTTTTATAAACAACATATGGAAAACTATGTTGATGTCCCACAGGCAAATAAGAAAGTCGACATAGATAAAGTACTGGAAAAAATCAAGCAAGATCCTGATTTATTGCAGCTTCTAATAGCCACTTTGAGCGGTGATTAAATGATGTTTATTAGCACGTGACGTATCGTTTGATACGTCCTGTGTCGCAGGGTTCTATTCGATACCGTTAGATGATCATTAGAAATCCATTAGATGGCCCCAAAAATAGTATAAAAAAGTTCGGATAAAGATAGGTCATCCGAATACCTTATAATTTAATTGTTTTTCTGTTTGAAACGTGAATTTTAACAGTGATGAAAAGGTATTTAAAAAAACAAAAAAAGCGGAAAAACCGCTTAAATAAAGGCTAAAATGGTATTCCGGATGGGATTCGGACCCACGACCTTCCGCTTAGGAGGCGGACGCTCTATCCAGCTGAGCTACCGAAATATCTATGCTTATAATACCACAACTTCTACCTCTTGCTTAGGAAACTGACCTCCTGCTTAGGAGGCGAACCCTCTATCCTACTGAGGTACTGAGACGTATTTAATTGTAATGGAGCAATTTTCAAATTTATTTCATAAATCGCTTCCGAAAGGGGATTGCTCCACCTAACCCTTAGGAGGCGGATGCTCTATCCAGCTGAGCTACCGAAATATATAAAAGATAATACCACAAGTTTTTGCCTCTTGCTTAGGAAACCGATGCTCTATCCACTGAGCTACGGAGGCATATTTTCTATTCAATTTTTACAGTTCTACCCACTCATTTTTAACTCTTAGGAGGCGAACGCTCTATCCAACTGAGCTACTGGGACATATCATGATTTTAACACAATTCTGTAAAATCAACGATTGTTTTTACATGGTTTTTTTCAAACACCTTCTGATTGTTTGGATTTACTAAACCAATACACTCAATATTTAATGATCGAGCTGTATTGATTGCATACATCGAATCCTCAAATACAATCGCACTTTCTGCAGTTGTATTTAAATCTTTCAATACATACTCATAGATATCCACTTCTCTTTTTGACATCTTCAATTCATCTGCTGAATATACATTCTCCATATATTCCAACATACCAAGTCGATCTAATACTTTTTCAGATAATGCCCTTGTATTTGATGTTAATACAGCCATCTTTTTATTTTCTGAAGCACACTTCTTTATATAATCCAAAGCACCCTTCTTTGCCTCAATATGATACGCATATTGATTCAAGATATCTTCATTTACTTCATTGAACATCCAAGCCTCATCTTGTTTAGTATGAAATCTTTCTTTAATGTATGTTAAAACTTCCGAAAATTTCATTGTAAAAAAGATTTGACGAGCCTCTTCCATACTCATATACAAATCCATCTTTTTAAATAAACGAATGATGGCATCTTCCCATACGTGCATCGATTCAATTAATGTATCATCTAAATCAAAAAGTATTGTTTTCATGTTTCACCTAAATGGCGCGCCTGACAGGTCTCGAACCTGCAACCGCCAGAATCGGAATCTGATACTCTATCCAGTTGAGCTACAGGCGCACTACTTGATAATTATAGCCTAAATTAGTTTCATAATCCATTAAAATGTGGTATAAAAGTTAAGGTATATTTTAGGAGGAGAATATTTTTCATGGCAAAACGAATTATTCAAGTTGAAGAAAAAGTACCCGCAAATCTGCTGATACCATTAAGTATTCAACACATGTTCGCAATGTTTGGAGCCAGTGTATTAGTACCATTCTTATTCGGTATTAACCCAGCTATCGTACTATTCATGAATGGTATCGGAACATTGTTGTTTATTTTTATCACAAAAGGAAAAGCACCAGCCTATTTAGGAAGTAGCTTCGCCTTCATTGCTCCCGCAAATATCATTATCGCAAAATTTGGATATCCATACGCATGTGGTGGATTTGTTGCGGTTGGTTTTTGCGGATGTTTATTGGCAATGATCATCAAGAAATTTGGAACAAAATGGATTGATATCGTACTACCATCTGCCGCAATGGGACCCGTTGTTGCATTAATTGGTCTAGAATTATCTTCATCTGCTGCAAGTACAGCTGGAATTCTAGGTGATAACATTGACCCTAAAAACGTGATTGTTTTTGCGGTTACGCTTGGTATGGCTGTAATTGGAAGTGTATGCTTCAAAAAATTCTTAAGCGTTATCCCAATCTTAATTGCCGTAGTTACAGGATATTTAACTGCTGTTGCTGTAGGCATTGTAGACTTTACTCCTGTATTAGAAGCAAGCTTTATTTCAATTCCAAACTTTCAAGCACCAAAATTCAGTATGGATGCCATTCTAATGATGCTTCCCGTATTATTAGTTATCGCATCAGAACACATTGGTCACCAAATCGTTACAGGTGAAGTTGTAGGAAGAAACCTAATCGAAGATCCAGGACTACACCGCTCTTTATTTGCAGATAACTTTTCAACAATGATTTCAGGCTTAATTGGATCTGTTCCAACTACAACTTACGGAGAAAACATTGGAGTTATGGCGATTACTGGCGTATATAGCGTACAAGTTATTGCCGGAGCTGCCATCCTATCCATCATCTGTTCATTCATTGGTCCATTATCTGCATTGATTCAAACAATTCCAAATCCAGTTATCGGTGGAATCAGTTTCTTACTATACGGTATGATTGGTACAAGTGGATTAAGAATTCTAGTCGATCAAAAAGTAGATTATGGAAAAAGTGTAAACATGATTTTAACATCCGTTGTGTTCGTTGTTGGACTTAGCGGAGTAACAATTCACTTAGGAAATATTTCCTTATCAGGAATGGTACTTGCTTGTATCACAGGAATGATCATGTCTTTACTATTCTATATCTTTGAAAAATTCCATTTATTAAATGAAGAAGCATAAACTAAAAATTGTCATCATTCACGATGACAATTTTTTTAGTGCTTTGCATCATAATAAATCGATGCTTTTACTTTTTCTGTATGTTCTTTACCACAAAGCTTTTCTAGAATCGCAAACGCAAACTCAATACTTGCTGCCGCACTTACACCCGTAATGATGTTTCCGTCTGTAACGGCATAAGCATATTGATATTCACCACCAAAATCTTCATCCATATCTTTAAAACAAGTATATTTTTTACCTTTTAAGATACCCTCATGACCTAAGATTGTTGGAGAAGCACAAATAGCTGCCAATACTTTATTTTCGGCAAACTCATGAGCTAATTTTAATACTTCTTCATTCTTTTCTAGCTTTTGATAATGTGGACCACCAGGTAAAACTAAACAATCCACATTGCTAAAGTCATATGTGTTCATTGGAAACACACTCGAATAGGTTACGCCAAAACGTCCTGTAACCTGTTCTTCATTGTTAACACCAATCATATCCACATCAAGTCCACCACGTCTAAGTAAGGCAATGGGGCCCATAGCTTCTAATTCTTCAAATCCATTTTCTAATAACACTGCTACTTTCATGTTCATCACCTGTTATGAAGTGACCTTTGTCAAGACAAAATTACACTCATATTCTAAAAATATTCAGTTTTAGATTGATGACATAGAGGAACTCCTAAACAAATCT